CGCCACAGCATCCTGCCATCGCGTGACGGGTGGAATCCATTCTGCGCGCCCTCTTGCCAGAACAGGTGCATATCCAGTACGAATCGGAATCCAGGTCGCATCAGGCAATAGACTTTCAGCACGATCTTTCCAAATCTTCTCTCTACTATGGATCTGCGCAACAGCGGTCGTGGCAAATGCATTCACAACGGCAACGCGATGACCTGCAAGCAAGCGTGTCCACATCAAGTCTTCAGGAACATAATACGGCTCAAGAGCTCGCAGGGGTAAAAAGGGGCCTTCTTTACCGAGACTCTTAAGTAAACTCTTCTCTGAATACGCAAGCGGTTCATACCATCCTGCTACGAGTAAATCACAGGCTTTCATGGCGTCAAACGTCTGCAATCTCCATCGTGCAACGGATTCATGTGTCGGTGGAAAAACACCAGCATTCTTCTCAAGTACAGAATGATTCATACCACCTAACAATGTATCTAGTTCAATAGTACCTGTGCGTCCCACTAAAAAACCTTTTTTTGTGTCAAGGGCTTCTTGAATACCGTTACAAATCGCTTGAGCAGCCTCAAAGAGTTCCATGTAGTAAATAAGTCGCGGCTTTTTAACCTTCTCGCATACCGAGGCGATTACCCGTTCCCCAGGAAGGTTTAGTGTTTGGTTCAAGCGGAATCATAGAATCGGGGAACGGTTCTATAGGCGCAGTAGCCATAGGCGCTGTTGGTACAGGCACTTCAACATGATCTACAGCCTCCTCAAACTCTAACGGAATGTCATCGCCGTCCAAATAGACTTCTGCCGCGGGTTCCAGATTATGAATATAGACGCCCACTTGAAATCCTCCAAGTTCCTCCAGACGAATCAGAATCGTTGAACCTTTCTGAAGTACACCGATCTGTGAAAAGGCCTTCTCAAGAACGCCTACGACATCCACGCCTAGAAATGCACTGTCAATCGGACGAACCACGATACGAGTTGCCTTGGGCATCGTAGCAATCTGAATAATCTCTGTATTGTACATCTCGCCACATCCGTCAATCTGATGCGAATCAATCATCCACATGGGTACAAATAGAGAGTCCGTCATCTCACTCTGCACTGGATCTCCTACCGCCGAGATAAAGGAACGATCCGCATCAAGCCAAATACGTACAAAGAGACGTGTTTCATCAGGATTCGTATCAATCCAGTATCTCCATAGATCATGAGTAGGATGCACAACAAGAGTATCGGTGATCTCTGATATCGTAAATGAATCTGAATAAATGGACACGCGCATTGTGGTGCTGTCACAGCAGCGACCCCTAAACTTCAAATTTATTTGTGCAAACTAGAAAGATGTGTAAACGGCGAGAAGATCGTGCGTTTGAGCGAACCTTAATTGAGATAGATACACTCACGCCGATTCAAAAAACGATTATTTCTGAACGATACATTCCATTCATAGATGTCTTAGCCGCTCGTTGTTTCTTTTTTGCCATATTTTTTCACACTATGCGACTCATTATTACTGTTGGATCCTTGATAGTTCCTGCACTCTTATCTATTCAATATAATGGATCCAATGAACAATTTACACTGACTGTCTATTGGACAGCATGGACAGTGAGTCTACTTGTGACAACGTCAAACGGTGTTCTCACGCTGTTCAAGATTGATAAAAAGTATTTTTTCTTGCACACAGTTCTGGAACAACTCAAATCAGAGGGCTGGCAGTATTTGGAGTTAAGTGGTAAATATAGTGGATTTTACACACCGAATCGGCAACCGACACATGATAATCAATTTATCTTTTTCTGTCACGCGATAGAAAAGTTAAAGATGAAGCAAGTGGAGGAAGAATATTTTAAGGTAGAATCCACGACCCATCCAACAGGAACAGCGCAGCAGGAAAATCAGGCACCGGCTAAACAGTTCACAAGCGATGGACTCATTCCACCGACACCATTGAATCCGAACTTTCAGCAGGTTCTGGCGGCCATAGAAAATTCAACCCATCAGATAGATGGGGCCAAAGCAAGTTCTGTGCCAATGCGACCCCCACTGCAAAGAGCCTCCTCTGGTAGACTCTCCATTCTGCCAGAAACACAAAGTGAACTGTCCACGCCAGTCGCCGGTAACAGGGTGGGAACCGAAGTACCAACCGTCAAGGTGGAGTGATAACTACAAAATCCGTAAAACACATAACTGTTTTTCTTATGCGATGAATATACAAGATCCAAGACAAATCAACGCCTGTTCTGATGAGAAGTGTACCGTACCGTATCCTCAGCCCGGTGCCGCGGCCCTTTTCCCAGGCTTTACGGATGAAAAACTCAAAAGTTGTCCGGAAATGAAACTGCGGATTCGTGGAGAAAATCCTTCCATTACACCGACGACCTTTGAGGCCAAGTGTCCTCCAGGCACATCCAAGATTTTTCTGGCAGTGGATCCAAAAGAAGATTATCACTTCTGGCGAATGGATCGTAAGAAAAGCGGCGAAAAGTATGCATATTGGTCGGGAAAACCTGGAAGTCTGCCAGTCACAGATAAAGATGCATCAGGAAAACGTATTTATGATCCTTCCTTATGTGATCGTGACTATACAGACGGCGACTCGGTTCTAAACTATGCAAATCCATGTGCATTTTACTGTGTTCCTAGAGACAGACCACTATATATGAAGACAGGTGGTTCTAAGAGCGCTGCGCTTTCCTCGCGGCGATCCAAGCCCCGCTGGTCTGTAACACGACGTTTCCAGGGTCATAAAGGTTCAAAGACTCGATGCAATCGTATCGCTCGGAAGGAACGACGTGAAGCATCCGACGAAGAATAGATTGAATAAGCGCCCCCTTCTCAATCCACTGCCCCCCTTGAACAAACTCGGGCCACACAAGTTGTGTTTTGAGAACGGATAGAAACAATGCCCCCAGCGCAAAACTGTCAAATCCAGTCCAATAAATCTTCCAGAAGCCGACGCTGTCGGCATTCCGAAAGGTTTTACTTTTATTAAAAAAATGGGTCAACTCTGTCACCAACGCCTCACGGCGAATACCAAAGACAATTTCAACCTCTTTAAAAATGGGTTTTTGTGTAACTGTTTCTTGAACTGCCTTTTCTAAACTGACCCCGTTGCGAACTCCTGTAAGTACGGTGATTTCTGGAGGTTCCGAATCATATTTCGGATCATAGACCTTCCATCGTTCATCTAAAATTTCCGTAGTAATGTCTCTCGCTGAAAATGACATGCCAAAGTCAACTAACCGAGGCACATTCCGTGTATCTACCAGAATATTTGACCGATGAAGATCATAATGAGACACTTGATTTTTGCATAAAAGAGCCCCTGCCTCAAGTAAGTGCTTGAAGAAAAAGAAAAAGTCAAAGGATGCATGACGAAGATTTGTAGATCCTAATAAACCAAAACTGCGACCTCCGAAATCACTCGTAATCTGTTTTAGATTACGACTTGCCACTTTTCCTGTAATCTCGCATGCCGCCCAGTCGTCTGCACGTTCTTTTTGAATAGGCTCACACACTTCGGGATCAGGCAAAATATAGTAGTTTTTCCAGAGAGGATCTTTCCGAAGAAGTTTTGAAATAAGGAGTTCTGTAGCGGCATCCTTATCAAGTGTAACTTTACCAACCTTTTCTTGATTTTCTCTTTTTTCGCTACGAACACGACCCTTGCAGATAAGCGGTGGTGTGACTGCACATCCATAGGTTCCTTGACCAATGACCTTTCCACCACTATACATTCTACACTCTACCAACTCTTTTTTTATTTATTTAGTTGCGGAGTCGCACATTGAAAAAACTACTGTACCACTGTAGATGGGTTTCAGTAACCTCCTGTGGATTGGAGCGATTCTGCTCCTTACAGTGATATTTCTTGAAATAGGGCGACCTACAAATGAGGGATTCAGCGGGATTATTCCTTACGACACGTCCTATTTGGGACAGTTTGCACCGAAGCGAGGTGACGTAGGTCCGAACCAAGAAGAAGGTGGGTATACTCGGGATGCTAGATATTTTCAAGGATATACGGACGTCCAGCGCCTCGGTGTAAATAATGATTTCTGTCGTATGGTGCAATCCAAAACGAACCCCGATATCTTCTTTTTTGCCTGTGCGCTCGCTGGCACGGAAAATATGGCCTCAACTGATTTCCGAACTCCGACAACGAAAGAAGGCTTGAAACTAAGTCGCGACGATTATCTACATGATCTTGATAAGGACGGTCGTGCAGATTATTGCAGGATTCTGAAGGCAGCAGATGGAACCTATAAACCAGTGTGTAATCGTGCACGTGATCGTGACTTTGACACCCGCACTGTCTTAGACACAAATCCCCCTGATGAGATTCAGACACTTCTGACCTTCTACGACGGATGTGTCTTCTGGTGGAGATTCCGTGATGATATGCTTGATTATGTATCAAATACTCAAGTGACCATTGCCGGCAGTATAAAAATAGATGAGACGCCTCGGCCCGAGATCACGAAAGGTGTCAAGTTTAATGGCATAGATCAGTTTCTTCGGATCGGTGAAAAGCCTGATCTCGAACTCGGAAATATTGTGAAGTTACGAAGCCTTCGTGCGATGTGTTTCTGGGTCTATTTTGACGAGTTCACGAATAATGCGCACATTCTAGATTTTGGAAATGGAGGAGGCGATGATAATGTCTGGGTGGGTATTATTGGAAGAGGTGACGCACTTCCGTCATCAGATCCTATACGAGGCGATGAAGATCAGTCTACAGTTCCCAGTGGTCCCTCAGGAGCACAGAAAGTTCCTGAAGTTACGCCTAGACAACTCATGGAAACGACGGCAGCTAACATAGATGTGTATCAATCGATAGGATTTGAGACACATCCTCGTCGTCTTCCTGCATCACGTGCAGTTCCGCGAAATGTGTCAAGCGCTCCTGCCACAAAGGCAAGTCTCATGTATGAAGTCTGGGATCAGAAGCAACGGAAACTTCGTATGATGGTTCCAGCAGCGATCCCAAAACAGAAATGGACACACGTTGCGATCACTGCAGATGGAATGGATTCTTTCAGACCGACCATTAAGATATATATCAACGGCGAGGCCGTCATTACAAAACCGTCGGGGTATTTGCCGCAGGCTGGACTGACTACAAATAACTATTTAGGGAAAAGCAACTGGTTGGCGACGACGAGTCAGTATGAGAACAAGGATGAACTTTTCAAGGGATCGCTGTTTGATGTGCGCGGATACTCAACGCCGATGTCATATAAGAAAATACGCGACACTGTTGCGTGGGGGAAAAAACTCTTGGGTATAGAATAGAATGGGAGCCAGTCAAAGTGCGAGTGTTGCGCCTGCGACTGCGACTGCACCGAAGCCAAAAGTTTCGCAAGTTGCACCTGCGCCTGTCACTGCCTCTGCCTCTGCCCCTGTCACTGCCTCCCCCCCTCCCCCTCCCCCTCCCTCTACCCTACCTACTACGGGCGGTCGTCGCAGAACCCGTTGTAGGACGACAAAGCGTATGAAGATGACGAAGCGTCTGAAGGGTCGTATGGCTCACGCGCGTAAGTGACCGGTGATTGCAGATGTTAATCCAGGAACTTGACGCATAAATGCCTTACAGTCTGCAGGACCATAAGCACGAAGTTTTCCCCATGTAATGCTTTGCGCATAGAGCCAATCGGCTGGATACGCAAATCCCATACGATACAAGTGTTTGAATGCGGCGAGAACCGCTTTCGCCGCAGCTTGTTTAATAAGAAATCCGTGAGTTCCCCAGAAGCGCGTAACCCGAACGAGCCCCGGCCGAACTGTCTGTGGGTCCACCCATTCATTGGCTCCCAGAATCAGAATGTCCCACTCAGGCGCTCCACTCACAAACTCATCAATGACTTTGCGATCCACTAACATTTCCGCATCATCTTCAAAAATACCAATCACATTATGACCCTCTGCAATCATCTTTTCAAGCAGACGAATGTGACTATCTAGACATCCGATTGCTCCAGGACGTGTTTCTCTCTCAATCGGATGACGACGTGGCCAGTTACGTAGATCCATGGTGGATCCGTCACTTGCTAGCCAGGTCGTAATATGGAAACCAAGGCGATTTTTTAAGACTGTCATATGTGCTTCGCGGTGTGTTTCCCGCTCCAAATGAATACAAAAAAAAGGTATTTTATCCATCTCTTTTTTGTATTTAGTTCATATTGATTTAGACCGCATCGTTCACGATTCTATTCAGTTCCGCAACTGCCGACCCCGCCTCCGCAGCAGCATGTTCGCGCACAAGAATCATATTTACGTCGAACATATCAAGAAGTCTCTTCTGAGCCTTGCTCATCCCATGAACCGCATGCTGTTCCATTGTATAGCACGGTACACCATTCACTGGAGCCTGTTCAACACAGTACCTAACCAGAAGTTCATTCAGCGCCGTCTTCTGAATGTCATCAAATCCCTGGAGGAGTTGAGGTCTCAGATGAAGAACCTTCTCGGAATAGACACGTGTATCGATGAGTTCCTTGCGATTTCCACCATGAGCATCCCATCGCCAGCACCCAGTGATCTTCGGTACGGTGCAGGCATAGCGCTTTCCAATCTTTTCAATCTCATCATTGACGTATGCCCGAAGAGTCCGCAACTGATTTAGTAGATCAAGAAACTCCGACTCAACACCATTTGCCATTCGGCGAAGAACTTCTGACGACACATTTGCAAAGAGATCCAGTGGTCCACGCAAGTCAAGTCCCTTCTCACGCTTGGTCTCCCTCTGCCACAACTTCAACTTCCACTCGTCCAGGGTAATGTTCTTGAGACTGTACTCTATGCCGAGATCTCCATTGTCAGGAACCTCATCAAATCGCGGATACTCACGAAGAATCTGGTCATGAAGTTCAGCAGTCACGCGATGGATTCCTTCAATCTCACGCCTATACTTAGCCGGTGTAACCTGTGAAAGAGTGTAATATCCAATCACACCCCCACACGGAACATCTCCAGCCACACGAGGAGCCTCTCCACCATTCTGCTGACGAAGCCATTGATAGTAGTGAGGATTGTGAACAACACCAAAGACCATGCGGCCCGTGCTCCAACTGAATGGAGTCTTACACGTAATGCACCACATTTGATCGCAGCCATCGACCTTTGAGATGCCCTCACCGCACTTCGGACAGGGCCGCGTTTCCTTGCGAATCAGAGTCGCAGTCGCCTTTGCATCCTCGTTACAGGTATGAGCAGCATCCCGCTCCTTACCCTTCGGCACCAGACAGTCAGGACAGACCCACGTCTGACAGGTGCCACACTTCCACTGACTACTCAGGAACCCGCGACAATCGTCCATAGGACACTTCTGTGTAAAGGTACGCGCCTCCTT